TACGACTGTGGTTGCATTAGTAAACGAAACTGAGTTTGGAGTAAAGATTGCTCCTGTAGAACTTATAGCTTCTACATGACAACCATTTACATAGTTTGTTCCTGTTAAAGTTATTGAAGTAGCATCATTAGTAATCGTACTTGGACTTATGCTATTTACAGTTGGAAATGTAACTGTTGAAGATGTTGCTGCATAGCTCGGCAACCCACCAGTTACTGTTAAAACTTGTCCTGTGCTACCAATTCCGAGTTTTGCAAGTGTGCCTGAAGCAGAAGCATAAATTATATCTCCTGTAGTATAAGATGTAATGTTCGTACCACCACTAGCAACAGCTAATGTTGCAGATAAACTTGCAGCAGAGCCACTTGTATTCTGATTACCTGCTGTGTTTACACCAGGCAAGTCAATATTACCTGTGCCATCAAAAGATACACCACCGATATTCCTTGCAGTTTCTAATGCTGTTGCAGTCGCTGCATTACCTGTGGTAGAACCTGATGTGCCACTTACATTACCTGTAACATTTCCTGTAATGTTTCCTGCAAAAGTTCCTGACAATACATCTGTGCTTGAA